GTTGCTAGATGGTGATGGTACTAGCGGTGACGCTAACAACACCTTTACAGACTCATCTACCAACGGCTATACAGTTACTGAAAGTGGCTCTGTAGTACAGGGTAGCTTTAGTCCGTATGGGGATAACTGGTCTGTTTACTTTGATGGCGTTTCTACAGATTACTTATCAGTATCAGATGCAATAGATTTTGACTTTGGTACTGGTGATTTTACTGTTGAGTGCTGGTTTTACGAAACTGGTCAGGTAGGCGGTTTTACTGTGCTAGGAGCGTGTGAAGGCGTTAATCAATACTTCGGATATGGAAGTGTTGGCACTGGCGGCATGACTATGTACGCAGGCTACAGTGGAACTGCTATTTACTCAGGGTCTTCAAATAACCCAGAGCCTAATCAGTGGAACCACTTAGTATGGCAAAGAAATTCTGGTAGAGGACAGATGTATCTTAACGGCACTAGAGTTTACGATGCTGTTTACTCTGCCGATTTTGGATCTACGGCTACAGGGTTTCAAGTAGGTCGTTCTGATTCCTACAATAATTATTACGCAAAAGGGTATGTATCTAATTTTCGTGTAGTTAATGGTGAAGCTGTTTATTCTGGGTCAACCATTACCGTTCCTACAGCCCCTTTGACAGACGGTAGTTATTCTAATGTAAATAATCTTAGGTTATTAACGTGTCATTCTAATAGATTTAAAGATGATGGAACAGATCAGCTTACTGTATCAGTCAACGGAACCCCCAAAGTAACCCCGTTCAGCCCGTTTAAAGATGATGACGCAAGAGACATAACGGTTGATGGTGGGTCTGCAAATTTTGATAGCAACGAGTATCTAACAATTGCAGACAATGCCAGCCTAGATGTTTCTGGTGCAATGACCGCAGAGTGTTGGGTTTACTTTACAGATATGCCTGATGCAAACATTGGGTCTAGTGGTTCTGGGTACTTGTTTAACAGATGGACTTCTTCTGGAAACCAAAGAAGCTGGGCTATGTTGGTGGGCGCAAATGGCGCTGTGTCTTTCTATGTAAGTAACAGTGGAAGCCTCGCCTTTACTACAAGCGATGCCGCCGCAGGAAGCGTTGGTCTGTATCGCTGGCATCACGTTGCTGTTTCTTGGGATGGCTCAAACCAAAGGCTTTTTATTGATGGTGATTTAAAGGTTACAACAGCCAACGCCTCTGGGCCATTTTCAACTGCAAGCTCAGCTTTGACCGTCAACGCTATAAACACAACACTAACGGGCATAAACATGAATGCCTATTACTCTGATGCTAGGTACTTTGCAGATGCGGCGATTTATACGTCTAGTTTTACGCCTCCTACATCTCCTTTAACAGCGACCTCCGGGTCTGATACAGCAACTTTGTTACTCAACTTCCAAGACTCTGGCATCTACGACAGATCAGGCATAAACAACCTAGATACTGTAGGTGACGCTAGGCTGGGCTTTGCACCAATATACGGCACAGGGTCATTAGCGTTTGATGGTACTGGTGATTATTTGTCTATACCAGATGATGATACCTTTAATTTTGGATCTGGGGATTGGACAGTAGAGTGTTGGTTTAGCAGAAGCGGCGGAGGCACTAAAGTTTCGCAGGTTGTATTTAATCAGTCTGTTACTGGAGCATCTTCTGATTCTGCGGTTTATCTAGGCGCTGGAAACAATGGATTATCTTTATATCTTTCAACCTCCGGAACATCGTGGACTGATTATATAGAAACCAGCACAGCACCCTCTTTGAATACATGGTCGCATTGTGTTTGGCAAAGGCGAGGAAATACTTTAGAAATTTACTTAGACGGTGTTTTGCAAACTGTTTCTGCTGGCTCATCATCATTTAGCGGAACTATTTTTAATTCTAGCAGAGACATTGAAATAGGGTCACAAAGCGCATCATCATATTTGACGGGTTACATAGACGATGTACGAATCACCAAGGGCATAGCCAGATACACCTCTGACTTTACACCTCCGACCGAAATAGACATATTGTTAGACACCCACGCTGAATACGTCACGTTGTTCCTTGATGGCGATGGCACTGTCAATGGTCAGAACAATACGTTTACAGATTCATCTACCAATGACTTTACGGTTACTAAAAATGGTAGCGTAGCCCAAGGTGTCTTTAGTCCATACGGAGATAATTGGTCTAACTATTTTGACGGGACTGACTACCTTTACGGAACGGTCAATGCGCTAGGGACGGGTGACTTCACGCTAGAGTGCTGGGTGAACTTTTCGTCATTAGGAGCAAACAGAACCATAATGTCGTTTGGTGCTTTTTCTCCTGCTTTATACTACAGACACGCCTCAACAGAATTAGCAGTTTATCACGGAGGTGCGTTTTACCTTTCTGGGTTTACTCCAGAAGTCGGAGAGTGGTATCACGTTGCATTTACAAGAAGTGGCACAACGTCACGAATGTTTGTTAATGGGACTCAGCAAGGCTCCGACACAACGTACTCAACAAACATAACTGATACAACACTTCGTATTGGTTATGATAGCGTAGATTACACAGACGCTTATATTTCCAATGTTAGAGTTGTGAAAGGAACGGCCCTTTATACGTCTAACTTTACGGCTCCAACATCTCCGCTGTCAGCAGTTACCAATACAGAAATATTAACGTGTCAATCAAATCGTTTTGTTGATAATGGAAGTAATTCCATAACTGTATCAGTCAACTCAACACCACAAGTAACCCGCTTCAGCCCGTTTGAAAGCAACAAGCCATATGACATTACTGTTGATGGTGGGTCTGCTTATTTTGATGGTACTTCGCATTATCTTAATGCAACAGGTAACTCTTCAACACAAATGGGAACAGGGGCGTTTACTTGGGAATGCTGGTGTTACATAACTGCTACTGCATCGTATCAATGCCTCATTGACACCAGACCTTCGCCGTCATCAGGTTCGTCAACAGGTATGAGTTTATTACTTAACACAGGAACCTATACGCCTATTGCGGCAACAACAACAACCATCCTTACTTCAAGCATTGCTGTTAAACCAAACTCTTGGAATCATGTTGCTTTAACAAGGTCATCTGGTGGAACATTAACGATATGGGTGAACGGGCAAAGTGGGGGCACTACAACTAATAGTTCCAATTTGACTGATACTGCACTGTGGGTTGGGGGAAACAGCAGTAGTCCGTTTCCTGCGCCTGTAAATGGATATATAACTGACTCAAGAATAACAAAAGGGGCTGATCTTTACACAGCTTCTTTTTCTCTTCCTTCTGTGCCTCTTACTACAACAGTATCTTCTGGGACAGTAGGTTATTTACTAAACTTCCAAGACTCTGCAATCCCTGATCTATCTGGGCTAAACAACATTGACACCGTTGGTAACGCAAAGGTGGCTGGCTCTGACCCGACCAAGTACGGGTCAAATGCTATGCAGTTTGATGGGTCTGGTGATTATCTTGAGACACCGTTTGACGATGTGTACGCCTTTGGTACTGGAGACTTTACCGTTGAAGGCTGGATAAACTTTAATTCTTTAGGCACTGGCATTTACATTGGGTCTTTAGTGTCTTTTGGTGGCGCTGGGTCAGATAATCAATCGTCTTGGATATTTGGGTATTACGCTAATAACGGAAGCCCACAATTAATTTTTTATAGATACGATGGAACAACTGAAACACTGTATGCTCGCTCATGGACGCCTAATCTTAATCAGTGGTACCACATAGCCTCATCTAGAAACGGTACAGATTTAAGGCTATTTGTTGATGGCGTTCAGCTAGGTGCTACTTTTACCAGTAGTTTGGATTTTTCAGCAACAACCACACAAGGGCTTGTTGTTGGTTTTATTCGTTCTGGTGCTGGAGCCGCAACATACAGCTATCTTGATGGTTATGTAGACGACTTACGAGTCACCAAGGGCATAGCCAGATACACCGCTAACTTTACACCGCCTTCTGACGCACTACCCAAGTTTTAACAGGAGACAAATATGTTATTTGTTGAAGTGGCTACTGGAACGCCAAAAACAAAAGTCCAGTTAAGACAAGAAAACAAGCATATGTCTCTGCCTGAAGCGTGGACTGATGCAACTCTAGAAGCCTTGGGTGTAGCACGGGTAACAAAGACTGCGGCCCCAGATGTTAGCGAATGGCAGGTAGCTGTCAAAGATGGTGTAGAACTAGTAGACGGTGTATGGCAAGAGAAGTGGGTAACTCAGGAGATGTTTACTGAGTACACAGAAGAAGTCACCGATGAAGATGACGTAACTACAACAGTCACTCACACTGTACAGGATCAAAAGGACGCTAAGACTGCCGCTGACAATGCCGCCCTAGAAGCCACAGAACGAGCTACACGGGACGATCTGCTGAAGGCTACAGACCACTACGGGTTGTCTGATGTGTCTATGACAGAGGCTATGACGGCCTACAGACAGGCTCTACGTGATGTACCACAGCAGACAGACTTTCCCGGAACTATCACATGGCCTACGAAACCATAATAATGGGGTGTTGTAATGATCGACCCAGTAACAGCAGTTGCGGCGGCAACCAAAGCATATGCTGGTGTGCGGGCATTTATCGAAGCGGGGAAGTCAATAGAAGATACATTTCAGGTAGTAGCTAGATGGCAAGGCCATGCATCAGATGTGTTATATGCAAGCCAAAGACAAAAGAAACGAACAAGCCCTTTTAAAGCTGTAGTTTTTTCAGGGTCGGTAGAAGCAGAGGCGGCACAAATGTTTGCCGCTAAGAAAAGGATAGAACAACAACGCAAGGAACTGATAACGCTATTGCAATATGCATACGGCAATGAGGGTGTGGCAGAATATCGACAATGCGTTAGAGAGGTAACTGAACAAAGACAGCGTGAGGTATATGCTCAGCAAGAGGCAAAAGACACGGCAGTTAAATCAACATGGATTGTTGTGCTTTTGGGAATTCTTGGCGGAATAATAAGCTTTATTGTTAATGCCGTATCAAATAGAGGTTGAAATGGAAGAGCCGACAAAACAAGTTGTTGATATGTTGAGTATAGCCACAGTTCTTGGCACGCTTTCAACTATCCTCCCCCCTTTATCTGCCTTGCTTAGCATTATCTGGATAAGCATACGGATATGGGAAACTGACACTGTTAAGCAATTTACAAATCGAATGCGCAAACGTGACGATAAAGGTCGGTTTGTAAAGGACGATGACTGATGTTACAAGCATTATTAGGCCCAGTAGCAGGATTAGCCAAATCATGGATGAACAATCGCCATGAGCAGTCTCAAGCCAAGCACCAAGCAAAAATGCAGGTTATTGGTAACACCGCTACGTGGGAAGAAAAAATGGCCCAAGCGTCCAGCAACTCATGGAAGGATGAGTTTTGGACGGTTGTTCTTGCAGTCCCATTATTCTGTCTTGGGTATTCTGTTGTGGCTGACGATGCCGGGGTTGTTGATCGTGTTCGTTACAGCTTTGACGTTTTATCTACTCTTCCTGATTGGTATCAGTATTTATTGTTTCTTGCAGTATCTGCGTCATTTGGAATACGTGGTGCTGACAAGCTAATGAAATTGAGAGCAAAATGAATCCCGACCAATTAAATTCGTGGCGTGTTATTCCAAGGTTGTTGATGTTGGCGATGTTGGTAATGACATATCGCGTAGTTGAATGGTTTATGGGTTTATCTGAGCCTACCTTAGAGCAAGCGGGCCTTGTGTCAGTAATGACAGGCGCGTTAACAGGGGCGTTTGGTTTGTTTCTTGGAAGCGGGAAAAAAGAATAATGGTTGATAAGGTTGTAACGGCTCCACCAGATAGAAGTCTACTAGCTATTAGGCGGATAATAGAAAAGTGGAAAGCTGGTTTTGATCCTTATGGCCCTTCCGGAACAGCAAACCGAGAATTTAAAACATTAAAGGCTTACCTACAATCTGTTTTTGGCCCACTTCCAGAGGGCGCTGTTGATTATGAAACTAGCGACTTAAACGATGATGGAGTAGAAGAAGTTTATGCCGTAGATGCTGATGGTGAGCCGCATACTATTTACGATTACAACGCTGATAACGAGGTTGTAGCAACTAGCTACGAAGACTTTAAAAAAGAAACGGAAGAAACTGAAGCTACAAGCGATGAAAGCGACGAAGACGATGCAGGCGAGTCTTTAGAAAAAGAACAAGAACAAACAGAGCAAGATAGCAAAGACAGCGAAAGCAATCAAAAAGATGCTGAGAGAATTCAAAAAGACACACAACCATACTCTGAGGGAGTTTTTAAAGATACTGCTGAAAGAGCAACGAAAGAAACAGCCGAGCAATTTATAAAAGATAACTCTGAAAATTCAAATAAAGACTCAGAACAAACAGGCACTGATGTTGCGGAGCAAGAGGGCAAGGATTCTGAGCAGGCAAATAAAGATCAGGCCGAAACAGACGAAAAAGACTCAGAGCAAGAACGAAAAGACGCAGATGCCGAGCCGCAGGTAAAAGACGCAGAAGCTGAACAGCAGGAAAAAGACACTGAGTCAGCAGAAAAAGATTCAGAAAATCAAGACAAAAACGAAGAGTCTTCTGAAAAAGATAAAGATGCTCAAGAAGAAACAGAAAATGACAAAGATGGAGATGCAGACGAAACCGCAGAAAAAGATAAAGATGGAGAAGCAGACAAGGATGCAGAGACTGAGCAAACCGAAAAGGACACTGCCGAGCGGGTTGCTAAAGAATCTGAACAGCAAGTAAAAGACAGTGAAGCGCTTGATAAAGATTCAACAGAGTCAGACGAAAAAGAAGAAGCCGCAGAGCAGGCGCAGAAAGAAATAGCTTCCGAGCAAAATCAAAAAGACATTGATGCTGAGTCCGAGAAAGACAAAGATGCCGCCGAAGACTTAGAAAAAGATACAACTGAAAGCGTTGCTGACAATGCTGGCATTAGCAAAGACGGCGAAGATTCTATTGGCGACACAACAAAAGATGGTGGCGAAGAAGAAACAGACACGACAAAGGATAATGGAGAGCAAGAGGACGCAAACAGCAAAGACGGCGAGCCAGAAGATTCTGACACGTTAAACAAAGATTCGGAAGGGTTTTTGGCGGGCGTTATTGATGTCATTTTTGATAACAAGGATGGCGGTTCTGGTGAAGAAGAATCAAGCGACAACAAAGATGGTGAAACAGAAGACACTGATGCTCAAAATAAAGATGCTGAACAACAAGACACAAACAACAAAGACGGCGAAACAGAAGACGAAATAGCAAACAATCCAACCAAAGATGCAGAAACTGCTGGAGATGTTGTTGGCGCAAAAGATGGCGAGAAAGAGTCAACGGAAACCAAGGATGGCGAAGGTGATGATAATTTAAACGAAGATAAGGACGGAGAAACTGAAGAAGACATATTAAACAACCCTGTTAAAGATGGAGAAATTACTTCTGAAGTTATTGGCAATAAGGACACTGGCGAAATACAAGACCCTGCAACCAAAGACGGTGAGGGCAATGATGATTTAAATGACGATAAAGACGGGGAAACCGAAGACGAAATACTTAATAGCACAATAAAAGACGCTGAGACGGTTGACCTGATTATTAATGGCAAGGACTCAGAATCAGAAACAAAAGAAAAAGAGCCAGAGCTTGGTCAGGGCGATGACAAAGAAGGCGGCGAAACAGAAGACGAAATAACAAAAGATGGAGAAACAGTTGCTGATGCTGTTGGAGCTAAGGATGGGGAAAATACAAATAAAGATCCCGGCGAAAATTCTGTTGTTGAGTTGTTTAAAGATATATCTATTCCCGAAAATACCGGGGGAACATTTACACCAACAAAAGGCAGTGATTTTATGATGAGGTTGGACTATCAAAATCCAACAGTTCCAAATGTTAACTTGCCTAAAAACGATTATTTGGCTGACCTAACGCAATCTATGTTAGCCCCAAAATCTAGCACAACATTAAATAGTTTAATTCAGCGAAGCCTTAGCGGTGGGAAAGGAATGTTCTCATGACATATTTGAATTTAGTTAATAATGTTCTTCGCCGGTTGCGTGAAGACACGGTTGCTACTGTTGCAACAACAACTTATAGCACTATGGTTGGTGATTTTGTAAATGATGCCAAAAAGTTTGTTGAAACTGCGTGGGATTGGTCTGCATTAAGAAGCACACTAACAATAACTACAGCCGCAGATGACTACACCTATTCACTAACAGGAAGTGGTGATAACGGAAAAGTATTTAGAATTATTAACGATACGTCTAATCTTGAAATGGAATATCAAACGCAAGCATGGTTTGACAATGAGTTTTTTGTAAATACTCCAACATCAGGCGCACCAAAATACTTTACATATAATGGTGTTGACGGCAATGGCGATACGCAAATTGATATATACCCAAAGCCAGACGGCGTTTATTCATTAAAAGCAAAGCTAGTTAATAGAAATACAGAATTAAGTAGCGATTCAGATACATTGGCTATTCCTAGTCAGCCAGTTATTCACTTAGCTTTAGCGTTTTTAGCGCGTGAGCGCGGGGAAACTGGCGGCACATCTACGCCAGAGTATTTTGCTATTGCTGATAGGTATTTGTCTGATGCAATTGCTATGGATGCACAAAAACATCCTGAAGAAACTATTTTTTATACACCGTAGGAATCGTTATGTCACAGCCCCTACAGAGTATTAACTTGGTTGCTCCCGGTTTTAAGGGGGTTAACACAGAAGACTCGCCAATAGCACAAGACCCATCTTTTGCAGATGTTGCTGACAATGCGGTTATTGACAAGCGTGGTCGTATTGCCGCGCGTAAAGGCATTAATGTTATTACAACAACGAAGACTGTCTTAGGTGCTGATTATTTGCACAGAGTCCACCAGTTTTACGATAATGCCAGCAATGAAATAATTTTTAGCACTGGCAATAATAAGATAATGACTGGCACAACTACATTAGTTGATGCTACGCCAGCTTCATACACGATTACTGCTAATAACTGGAAAATTGTTAACTTCAATGACCATGCTTATTTTTTCCAACGAGGATATGAGCCGTTGGTTTATAGCAATACGCTTGGCGCTGTTACAAAAATGTCTAGTGTTAGCGGCGCTCACGTTGGGTCAGATCAATACAGCAATGAGGTTTTAGCCGCATTTGGTCGGCTGTTTGTTGTTGGCAACTCAGCTGATGACACAACAATTTATTGGTCTGATTTGCTAACTGGTCATAACTTTAACTCAGGATCTAGCGGCTCTATTGACGTTACGAAAGCATGGCCTGATGGGTATGACGAGGTTGTTGCTTTAGCCGCACACAACAATAACTTAGTAATTTTTGGCGAACATAGTATTTTGTTGTATGAAGGCGCTGACAGCCCTGCGTCGATGACTTTGGCTGATACCGTATCTGGCGTTGGTTGCATTGATAGAAATTCAGTTCAATCAATTGGTACAGATATATTGTTTATGTCTAATTCTGGACTGCGAAGCCTTGGAAGAGCTATACAAGAAAAAGCTTTGCCAATTACCGATCTTAGCTTGAATGTAAAAACAGAAATTATTGAAGTTATTGCCGCCGAAACAGAGCCTGTTGCTTCAATATACAGCCCTGAAAATTCGTTTTACCTTATTTGTTTTCCTAGCCAAACTACTATTTACTGCTTTGATTTAAAAGGCAGGCTAGAAAATGGTGCATACAGAACAACTCGTTGGACGTCTGTAGATCACAAGTCGTTTGCTAGAGATAAAGATGGCACCCTGTACATTGGCACTACTGATGGTTTGGGAAAGTACGACACGTTTTTAGATAATGCATCTGTTTATCGTTTTAGATATTTTAGTCCCGCATTAACATTTGGCGATCCTAGCAAAACAAAGATTGTTAAAAAAATTAAACCTACGCTGATTGGCGCTAACGAAGAAACAATTTTTGTTAAGTGGGCTTACGACTTTGAAACAACATTTAACAATTACGAAATTAGCGTAGGCAGTCAAGTGTCAGCATTTTTTGGCGTATCAGAATACACCGTTGGCACATTTACTGGCGGCATTTTAACTACTAAGCCCACGGTAAATGCTACGGGTAGTGGCGGTGTTGTAACAATTGGCCTTGAAGCCGATATAGACGGCGCTCAACTTTCAATTCAAGAAATTAATGTACTAGCACTTATAGGTAAAACGGTATGAGCAACTATACAAAAACAACGAACTTTACTGCTAAGGATACGTTGCCTGCTGGCGATACCAATAAGATTATTCGCGGTAGTGAGTTTGACACAGAATTTGATGCCATTGTTGTGGCGTCAGCTACTAAGGCGAATATTGCTTCGCCAACCTTTACGGGGACTGTAACGATTCCTGCGCTTAATTTTACGGGAACTCTGTCTACAGGCACGATTGATGGAGGGACGTACTAATGTCTTTGTTTAGTGACATTGCTGGTTTAGCGGCAATTAATACAGCATATAACAAGCTAGGAGGTATTGGCACTTCCGCTCAAAGTGCGGCGAATACTTTAGCCTCTACTGTTGAAGGCAAAACATCGTTTGTTCCATATGGTGTAAGCACTGGAACTGGTGGCGCTACATTTAATGATGACGCTTTGCAGTTGGGGCCAACTGGAGATGCCGCTTTACTTCAAAATGCCCTGCTTTCTCGTGGATTGACAGAAACACAAGGAGTTATGCCGGGAGCGGCACAAGTCGGTACTCTTGGTGGACAGCTTCTTGGGGATGTTAGGCCGGAGCTTGACGCTAATATTGCAAATTTAGCTCAAACAAACGCGCTTGGCGGCATGGCGGCGGGGGCGGCTCAGCAATTTATAGGTGAGTCACTAGCAAACCCGCAAGCTAGGGAGCAGGCTATTTTTGATCGCATACGTGCGGCTCAAATGCCAGATGAAGAACGGCAAAGATTAATGCTAGAAGAAAGGCTGGCTAATCAAGGCAGGCTGGGCGTAAGAACTAATTTGTTTGGCGGCACATCAGAGCAATTGGCGCTAGCTAAAGCTCAATCAGAAGCTCAAAACACAGCAATGCTTCAGGCAATGCAACAGGCGCAAGCTGAGCGAGGTCAGGCTGGCGCGCTAGGAGCGCAGTTTGCTGGTACTACAGGCGCATTAGCGGGCATTGGTCAGGACTTGCTTGGTGCTCGTCAAGCTAGGGGATTGCAACTTGGCACAGCAGGGCTAGGAATGCTTGCTGGAGAACAAGCGCTTCAGTCTGCTCAGTTTGATCGCGGGCTGGGCGCTACTAAAGCCGCGTTTATTCCTGAAGCGGCATCTTTAAATGCATTACAGCAAGCATTAGCGGCAAGTCAGTTACAACAACGCGGTCAATTGTATGGTGTTGGTTTGTTTGGCGAAGCCTCAATGAGCGGCATTGATGCATTGCTTGCGTCTGGCCTTGGTCAAGCCAATCTTATTGGTGATGTTGGCGCTGGAGTATTGGCGGCAGGCGCATCAAGTGGCAGTGGTGGATTATTTGACTTTGTTAGTGACCTCATGACGCAAATATCAGATGTGCGTCTTAAAGAAAACATTACGCCGCTTGGCACAAACAAGCAGGGTTTTAATCTTTATTATTGGGATTGGAATAAAGCGGCTAATGCGTTTGGTAAGTACGGCTCTGAAGTTGGGGTGCTTGCCCAAGAGTTGCTTGAAAGCCATCCAGAACGTGTAAGTATTCACGAGAGCGGATACTATCAGGTTGATTACACCGGGATTTGGAGATAAATCATGGCAGATTTAAGGTTAAGTAATGCTGTTTTAGGCCAGCTTGCAAGGCCCGGTTTTTCTAGAAATGCTGGATTAGCTATTGGCGCTGGGATGCTTGGTGTTGAGCGCAGAGAGCGCGAAGAAGAGCAAAGGCTGGTTCAAGAAAGTAGCCTTGAGTTAATGCAGAAAGCTCAGATTGCCCAAGAAGCGGGCGATATGGGGATGCTTACTGGCGCGGCGAATGATTTAAATGAATTGCTTGGCGCAACAAAAAATGCAGAGTCTAGGCAGTTGATTTTGGACAGTATTAATACGGTCAATCAACAACGTGGAGCCACCCAATCAAATAAAACAACGAACACTGCAATGTCGATTTTAAATACAGAAAAAGCATTGCAAAACTTTGACCAACAAATGGGGCCATTATCAGACCAAGAGTTGCTTGTGCAAAAAACATTACAAGAACGTCTTGCTATGATGAAGCGAAACACAGCGGCGGCTACTGAAGCATCAACGATTCAGTACAACACTGAATTAACTGCTTTAACTAGAGAAGAACAACTTAGGGATGAAAGAGGAAAAGCTGTTATTGCCGCTTTGTCATCTGTTAAAAAGGGATCGGAGCGTTACAGCCAAGTTGTTAAGCAGGCTAATACGCTAAATCTGGGTAAGTTTGTTAAAGATTTTGAAAGAACTGAGCTTGAACTTGAAAAGTTAGATGGTGAAGTTGCAAAAATAAAAGATGAAGACCCTAGAAAGCCTCTTACTGCAGAGCAAAAAAAACGAC